CAGGTCCACCTCGGGCATGTAGAACACGACCTGGTGCTTCGTCTCCAGCGGGCCGCCATCCTTGCCGGTGATCTCGTGGCGCCGCGCAGAATTTCTGCCACCGACCTCCCTGGCGATGTCATCGATGGCGCCGCGTAACTCTCGGATGAGCAGCGCGTTGAGGAACTGGGGGATCACCTGGCCATCTGCGCCGATATAGCTGGTTTCGATGTGGCCAACCAGCGCCGTCAGTTTGGCGATGCGGTTGTGTGCCGCAGCCAGGCCCTCGGTCATAATGCGCTGAATGGCCGCCTCGCCTTGCTCGCGCAAATATGCATCATAGGCCTGGGCGCGCTGCTTCCAATTATGACGCTGGTAGGCCTTCCACCAGGCGCCCGGAAGTGATTTGCTTCGCTTTTCACGGCCCTTCATTGCTTCGGCCTGGTGACAAGCTGTCATCAAGGAACGTGTTGGACCGGCATCTCGATACAAGGCGAATAGTGCATACCAGCGCGGTGACTCATCGCTTTGACGAGACCAGATCGGCGCTGTTTCGGTGGATTCGGTTGTTGCAGAGGGCACGATGTCGTCGGCCACGATGGACCTCGCATGGTGATGCTATCCATCCGGCTGTATTGCGCGTGATAGGGGATTGTATGGAGGCTGGCATTGTGCAAAACAATGCCGTTACTCACTTCTGCTCGTGGCAGATGAGCTAGAGTCCGAAATCGGCGAAATCGGCGGCGACGTAGGTCTCCGTCAGTTCGAGGCGCTTGGTGGCACACCTGGCGAACTCAATTCGGGCCAGGCCATAGCCGCCATTGGCGTGCTCAAGTTGGCGCAGCCAGGCGGAGATTCTGCGAGCGAGTTTGAGCGCCTCCGGATGCAGCGCATCCTCTTCGGGAACAGGGGAATCAGTGTGCATCCATATGTGCCATCCAGTCCGCAGGCAACAAAAAAGCGGCACCACAAGGGTTGCCGCCAGAGCTTATTCGTGTTCGGTTTTGTGGCTACATCATAGCACATCTGGTGCCATGTGTCAAGATGTGTCACCGCGTGAGTTTTGTGAACGACAAGAAACTCGTCGTTTTGTCGTTTGATACCACGCCTGGCGCTCCGGCGAACTACCAGGCGTGTACAGCGCGGCCAACAAACACCGAAACCGCCTGTAATGGCATTGTAGCACGGTGGAAAGCCTGGGGGGCCGGGACCCGATGCGAGGAGTGCTTGACAGGCCGTGTTCTTGCTTAGAAATCCCCATCCGCCACCTGCAGCGCGGTAAGCCCCAGCGATCGCCAGAGCGCCACACACTGGTTGCGGTCATCAAGCACAAACTTGACATTATATTTTCCGGCGATGTGCTGCTCGTACAGTTCTTGCTTGACCACAACATCCTTGCGATTGTCGCCCTCGGGCCTCATGTAGAGCGCCGCATAGGAGATGCCATGCGCCTTGAGCCAGCGCTGAGTCTCGGGCCTGTACTGCTCGCTGCGCCCTGAGACCAGGAGCAGGGCGTCACCATAGAATACAGAAGTCGAGGCCTCGATGATCTGCTGCACTGCCGGGTTGATCTGGTCCTCCTCGCACGTCGAGGCATCGTAGGGATTGCGGTTGCCCCGGAGTGCCAGGGTACCATCAAGATCGCAGAGGATCGCGTTTGGGAGATCCGGATCAAAGGCGATTGCCGGTGGTTTCGGCGCCAGGAAATCACGGTACATTTGGCGAATGACCACCTCGCCGACGTAGTTGGGGCGGCGCCGGTCACGCTCGATGCAGGTCTCCAGTGATACAGCGGTGAAGTCCTGGATTTCGACGGCTGCTTTGCCTTTGACGAGATCACGGATTGCCGCCTCGTGTTTCTTGTGCAAGTTAGTGTCATCAACAATAACGTGGAAGCCCGCCTCGAGCGCCAGCAAAATCAGCGCATCGCGGACCTTGAGGACGAACTTTTCGTTGGTAGCGTTGTACACTCCATCATCAAGCATGGCCCGCAGGCCGTCCTTGCTGACAATCTTGTAGCAACCTGGATAGTGGACCAGCTCGGCCCTGGCCCAGGTCGACTTGCCTGACGCCGGCAGCCCTTTGGTGATGATCACTTTCTTCATGTCGCGACCATACGCCTCCGACGCTTTTTGCGCTCGTAGATATACACCAGGTCGTGGATGCCATCCCACTGCATCGGCCGGTGCTCTCCAACCACGCGCCAGTCATACGCCACCTGCGCAAAGAAAGCGTCATCGCCGTTGCAGCCGCCTGAGCCCTCACCGATATAGACCAGGCGACTTCCCTGGTACGCCGAGAGGCAGCGGCCCGCCATCTCGTCATCATAGGGCGGCCAGCACAGAAAAAGCGCGCGGTCGCTGTGCGCTGAGAGCAGCTCCGGTTCTCCTGGCTGCACATCGAAGTACGCCTCTCGAAGCTCTCCAGTGAATTCCATCTGCTTGTCGATTGGGCTGTGGTAGCCGTTGCTGGTAACGAGCTGCGGCGGCTTGCGATCAAAAGCCAGGATATCGACACCACGGGCGACAAGCTGCGCCGCCCAGTAGCCGGTGCCCGCGCCCATCTCGACGGCACGAGGCCCAAGGGCGCGAGCCACAAAATCGAGAGAGACCGGGTCAGGCACAGCCCAGCAGTATGTGCGGCAAAAGTCGTCACGCCCGGGCCCTCCATTGCGGTACATATCCAGCCTGGAGATCGTGGGCCAGCCCCAAATGCCCTTCTCTATATAGTCCCGGACTTCCTCCCAGTAGGAATTCGAAAGTTGCGCTGCGACGGCAGTGCTCATGACCTGGTCCCTCTCTACGCTACACCTGCGAATGGCTACTGGAACATTGCGAGCGCTTCCTGCGCGATGGCTACCCCATCCACCGTCGCGCCGGCAGCCTTGACCATGACGTGCGCGTTTTGTTGTGCGATGTGGCTCCACTGCTTATATGCTTCTTGATACTGGTCCCCACTGCCGAGGAGCACCACGTAGAGATACATCTTGCCATGGACCCCTGCGATGTGCTGTGTGACGGAGCTAAAGTCGTGAAGCGCACCATCGGTGCAGGCGACGGTGATAAGCACCGGCTGGAGCTCCTCCGGTCGATCGCCGAACTCCTCCTGGTAGTGCGTCTCCAGGGCGGTGAAAGCGGGCATCATGAACGTCGGCCCATCGGGCTCGAGTCGGTCCCACTTCCCGGTTCGGCCAGGCTTCGAGAAGTTACCTGGATTCAGATCGCCGATCATGATGGGATGCTGCGGATGGTTAAAGCCGATGGCCAAGAGACCGCCACCTCCTTTTGAGCCCTCATCGGCTGCCTCGGTGTCCACTGCTCCAAGACGCCCGGTGAGCGCCTGTGCGAGCGAGGTAGCGACCGTCCACTTCTTCACTGTGCTTCCCGGCTCCACCGGGTCATCAAAGGAGCCCGACATATCCTGCAGGTATGCTGGTTCCTTGGGTCGCTCATCGGCCTGGATGGCGGCTATTGTGTGCGCGTTCAGGATGGTACCGGTCAGAGTCGTGGTTTCAGTGGTTTCGCCTTGTGTAAAGCCTGTCATAGGTTTTCTCCTTTTTTGTCTTTTGTCGAGCTGGAATATACCCGGCTCACACTACACAATATATGGCGCCGGCACGATCGCCAGGCGCGCTACTGGAAAATGTCGCCTTGATTCCCAGTGCCAAGCACCGAGCAGGATACGCCGGTGGTCGCGACCTGCAGCAGATCGCCTGCATCATTGTCATGGTCGCCGCCAGAATAGGCAGAGCAGGCATCGCCGATCACGGCGGAGGCCGCGTTGCCAAAGGTGAGCCTCGCGAAGTGGTCGATACCCTGCGCGATCGTATCGCCTGCGCAGGAATCGATCTTCTTGCAGGTCGTATCCGGATTGAGGTTCCCGCCCACGATACGAAACTTCACCCAGCCGGTGAAGCTGCCCGTTTCGAGGGCATGGATGTGTCGACTACACATCGGCGACTCACCTGCCACGGTAATGAATTTTGCGCTATCGAAGTGCAGTTCGAAGGCGCGCGACGCGAGCTGTTCATATCTGAGCGTATACACATCGAGCGCCCAGGATCCGGCACAGCCTACCCGGCCATCAAGCGATGCATACTTGACAGTCCAGGGATTTACTACGAGCGGCGAGGCCGAGGTCGCCGATGTGCGCTCTGCCGCGCGTGTGGATGGCCAGCTTCCGCCAAGCAGCGCCATCCCAATGAGCATGGCACATAGGACGACGGACGCAAGGCGCGCCCGGGGATTTCTCAACGACATAAAGAGACTCCTTTCACTGCTGCGCGCGAACGCTTCGCGCGCAGGTCTTCGTCTCATGCCTCCTGGATAGGCTGATAGCTCTTCGCATCCAGGCCAAAGGTCCAGGCGATCGCCTCATCGGCTGATGTGACCGATGGAGGCACACGCAAGTAATACTCGCGTTCGGTGGAGCTGTCCTTGACATGGACGTAGCAGGCCCAGTGCTCCGGGTCGCTCCCCAGGTCGATAGCAATGAGCCTGCCGCGCTTGCCTGTATCGATGCACTTCCCACCGATCTTAGTGACGAAGTGGTCGCTCCCCATGCGCTCCTGGATAGCGCGGCGTATCTCAAGGTTGAGCGCGTCCTGCCAGTCTGCTTTGGAGAGGTCCTCCGGATGCAGGATGACCTTCTCAGCCACGCGCACGCCATGCCAGGCATAGAAGCCCCAGCCATCTGGGTAGCGCACACACATACCAGATTCGGAGTGAAGGCGGCCCCGTTCGTCGCACTCTAAGCGTATTGGTTTGCGCACGATCCAGGCTTCCTGGCTGCCGAGGAGGTAGCCGCTGACCATCTCATTGAAGAGCGCCAGGTGGATCAACTGGTTCTCCTCAAAGACCTCGTGGAAGAACTGGTAGAAGGCCAATGCGTCTGCATGGTAGTAGGCCGCGATGACGCTCTGCCCGACGCTCTGCCAGACGCTCTGCCCGACGCTCTGCCCGACGCTCTGCCCGACGCTCTGCCCGACGCTCTGCCCGACGCTCTGCCAGACGCTCTGCCCGACGCTCTGCCCGACGCTCTGCCCGACGCTCTGCCCGACGCTCTGCCAGACGCTCTGCCCGACGCTCTGCCAGACGCTCTGCCCGACGCTCTGCCAGACGCTCTGCCCGACGCTCTGCCCGACGCTGGCCATAGCAAAGCTAATCGGCGAATCGAACCAGCGAATCCGCAAAGGTGGTGTCAGCTCGGCAGTAGCATAGGCCGCGCGCAGGTGCCGCTCCGCTTCATGCTCATCGATAGCCGTCGTGGAGAGCATCCTCGCGATATGCTCCTGGGCAAAGCGCCGGGCATAGGCCTCCTGCTCCGGGGTGAGGCGCTCCTGGCCGCGCATAATCTTCGGACACGGGATGATGGCCATCAGTCGATCACCATCCGGACCGCTTCCGGCGAATACTCTCTTTGGCGGACCACTTCCCAGTAGCCAGGTTCCAACTTCACCGGGTGGTGCTCCTCGTGGACCACCTCAGATTCCTTTGAGGTATCGAGAATTTCCAGGAAGAGGCGGCCTTCGGTGGCCTCCAGGATCCGCCCCTGGCTGAGTCTATGCGCGTGCCCGGTGACCTCGCCCTC